TAGAGATCGTAACCATTTTGGTCCTACACCTCCAGCAGCTTGTAGTTTAGTACCAGCTTGAATAGCCATACCTCTTAGACCTAGTGAGGGTAACACTAGTCCAGATATGTTACGGACAGCTGAGGAAGCTTTGTCTTCATACTCAGGTAGCTTAGGTACGTTGAAACCTGTAGCTAAGTTGAAAGTATCTACTGCAGTATCTGCAACACCAACAACAGGTGCTATACCTTCGTATAAGTTTTTAGGTAAACCTCTAATGGTTCCTTCAGCTATATCTTGTACAGCTCCTAACGCACCCTCTCTAGGGACGAATCCCTCTTCTCCAGGTGCTATGTATCCTTCCGTAGAAGGTTGTTGTACTTGCTCAGGTTGGGTAGGAGTATCCGTAGGTACTTCTGGTTCTGGCTGTACATTACCTTGTAATCTATCAAGTTCGGCTTGTAATTCCTCATCTGACATAGATTCAAGATCTTGATTTTCCATAGTTATTCTTTAATACGAATTTTCCATTCCTTGTTAGTTTCATCCCATTCTAAATTAAACTTTTCAGGATCAAAACCTATACCAAGATCAGTTAGTTTTTGTTGAGTCTCAGTTATACCACGTGATTCATTTAGTTCAGTTTGTCTTTTTCGGGCTTCTGTAATAGCATTAATAGTAGCTGTTCTATCGAAACTCTTTCTAGCCTCATCAGCATCAGCACCAGCTTCTTCACTTAATGAAGAGTTTGCAACTAATGTAGCATATACTCTAGACTTTTGGTTATTAGATAAATTCTTCCAACCTTTTTTCATTAAGTATTTAAGATCTTTTAGTTGATATGATTTTTTAGGATCTCCTTCATATTTTTTAAAAGCACGATCTAAATCTTCACGAATTTGAGTATCAATAGGTTTGTCTAATTTATCGAAACTCCATCTACGTGCAAAATCTTTATCTTTATTCGCTTCTTTTAAAGAACTTTCAAATAAGGTTTCAACATCTGTGTTTAAATAATCAGCAATGTATTGCATTTTCTCAGAATAACTATTATTAGTTATAGTTCCTATTAAATCTTTTTTACTATACGCTAAACCTGATTCAATAAAAGCTTGATAATCAAAATCACCTTCTGGAGTTTTATACTTAATCATATTTGCTTGAACATCAGCAGCCCATACATCCCCATTTTCTACTGTATATTTTAGATTATGAGAATCGTTTGCTCGTATTGTCATTCTTACTGCTGTTTGGAAATTTTTAAAAGAACCTTCCATTACATCAACAGAATATCTACCATCACCACCTTCTTGGCCTCCTCCTCTAGATTCCCATAAAGCTTTTTTAAATAAATTAGTTTTAGTAGCAATTTCAGGATCTGGAATATATGTACCTGTTTTATATTGATCATAAACTAAACCTGCTCTATATTGTTCTCCAGCTATATCTAATTCTCTAGCAATTAATTTTCCAGTTGAATCCATAGACTCTTTATTAGCCCAAGGTACTTTAGTTCTAGACCTATGTACAGTTTGATCCATGTCACCTTTTGAGCTACCATGTTTAACTTCAGCTTTTTGTAATTGATCCCATCTTTCTCTTGCTTTCTTTTTAACATTATAATTAGGTATAGCTTCTATATCCTCTTTTGTTTTACCATAGAAACCATTCTCTATATGGACATCCCATTCTTTAGTTAAAGTAGCTTCTACATCAACATTTTGAAAATCAGGATCTAATTCTTTAAGTTCTGTAATAAGGTCTTTATTAGCATTAGGTAGTTTTTCTAATCTATCAATTTCTGCTAACCATTGTTCTTTATTAATTTGACCTGCTTGAGCTTGTTGTATAAAAGATTTTTGTGAAAATTCTGTACTAGCTTTCTCTCTTTCCCATTTAGTATTTACTCCTGTATTAGCATCTTTAGTTAGTTTTGCTACTATATCATCATTTAAAAAAGCTTTTTCAAAAGTTGTCCAACCTTCAGGATTATCTTTAGTTACATGCCCTTTATGCTTGACTTGGCTCTTAAGTATTTTCTGTAAATCTCCTAGAGAATCTTCTCCTTTTCGTAATATTTTACTTTGTGTTGCATACCATTTTTCTACTCCTTGTTGTGTAGGAGTAGATTCTGAATTAGGATCAGAATTTAAAACAGAATGTTTTACAATATATGCACGATGATGGTCTCCTATTTGCTCATCCGTTCCTGTTAAATGGAATTGATCACCAGCAGTTTCAAATAAAGCTTGATCTTCAGTAAATTTTAAATTTTTAGCTTTAATCTCAGTAAGTTTATTTTTAGTGCCTAGAAACCTATCAAGTTCTGGTTTTACATTTTCAAGGATAAACCCATCTTGATATCCATATGGACTTAATCTTTCATTAGACCACTGCCTTCTATAATCGTTTTTACCTATAGAATCTAAATTTTTAAATTCATCTTGCTTTTCCGCACTCATATTTGTAAAATGAGATTGATAATCAGCTTCTAAATTACTAGCTACACTTTGACCTAAAACTTCTTTTAGTCTTAATTGTCTACGTGGTGATTGTTCTAAAGCATATGATTTTTGTTCTTCTGTAAGTTTTGTACTTTCTCGAATTAATTTTTCATAACCTTCCCAATTATCTAAAAGACCTTTTTTCTTTAATTTATAATCTTCACTAATAGTCCTTAATTCTTGCATAGATGAAGCAGTGTTGAATACACTTTTAACTTCACTCCAATCTGTTTCTTGTTTCTCTGCTTTTCTAGCTTTTACTACTGAACCAATAGTCTGAGAAAAACTAGCTAACTTAGCAAACATCTCAGGAACATCTAAAGTAGCAGCTTCTTCCTGTTTGTCTCTTTCTCTAAGTTGTGAGTGGTATAAATCTAATTGTTTAGATTGTCTGTCATAAACCTTTTCTAAAGGAGTTACCCAATCAATAGGTTTGTAAGGATTGTATTGTACCATAGTTAGTTACCTATAAAATATCGAAGCCTCCTGCACCAAGGCCACTACCTATACTAGCAACAGAACTAGCAATACTCAAAGCATCCATAAATGCTGCAGCTCCTACGTTCTGATAGACAGGTGCTGGTGGTGCCATATCTGGGTTCTTGATCATAGCATTCTTAGCAAAGCTTTGCATCTGTTCAGCACGAGCTAATCCAGCTGCTTTTCTACCTTGAGCATCCATATCTCGTTTCCCTTCTATTAATTCATAAGCTTGACGTGAACCTTTAGCTAAGTATTCACCTAACTCAATGGTCCCAATTCTAGCAGCGGATCGACCTGTTTGACCGCTAGCAGCTATATTACCAGCTTTATTATCTTGTAAAAATTTCTTCCAGTTAACTTCATCTTCTTGTAAAGCTTGACCTATTTGATCACCGAATTTAGATTCGATATCACCATAAACTTCTGCTAAACCTAAGTTACTAGCATCAACACCTTGCTCATGCATAATACGCTCAGTGCGGGTAACACTAAGGGTTTGCATCCATTCTCGTTCTCTTCTTTCTAATTTGTATTCATAATCACGCCTAGCTCGCTCATTGGCGGCTCTGGCTTGGGCTCCTAAGCACACGGCAAAACTCGATAAAGGATAATTTGTTTGGTCCGAATTCTACTTCACGTAAGAACTTGAATCCAAGGAATTTAAGTAGCTTCATATGGACGGTGTTGCGTTTATCAACAACGTTCCACAGCAACTTATCAGGTTGTCTTTCAACATAACGCTTTGCTTCTCTAGCAAAGGTAATTGGATATTCAAGGATAGCGGGTGTACATAGCATCCAGATTTGACCTCCATGGTCTACTCCAGCCATTCCAGCAGTCTTGCCGTTAGGCACCGTGAAATAGACACAGGAGGGTTTCTGAACAGCATCTAATAACGCTTCTGTAGAATCTACACCATGCCCTTCTTCGACCTCTCTACGGTCTTCTGGGAGTAAATTAGAGGCCACTTCTAAAGCAGCCTCTTTTGTAATTGGGTGAATGTAATTAGACACTTTTATAGAATCTATTTGTATATTCTCCTTCCCATACCATTGAATGTAATGTTACAGGTGAAGGATGTGTGGATTTAATAGTTATATTTGTATTAGTATTTCTTTCATATATAGGTATGGTCCTTGTTGCTTCAGATTCAAATGATACTTGGTTAGCACTATATGCATCAGCTAAAGGTGATTCCCATAATTCTGTATAATCATCTTTACCTGTTCGTTCTACAGTAGTTTCATATAAACCAGAATTACCAAAGTTTAATTTGATTCTATGTAAAACTAATGAACCTCTAACATCTGATCTATATGAATCGTCAGTTTGTGTTGTATAATAAATGGTAGGTAATTTAACTTCATAATCATACTTTTGACCAAGTATAATATTGTTAGTTGGAGTTTGAGTAACACCATCTGAATCTACATATGTTTTCCAGTTACCAGGGAGACTTACTTTTGTAGTAGTACCATCTTTATATATAGTTACATCCTGACATAATCCTTGTAAGGTATCATCAGTAGTTGTAGCTATTACATATGCAGATAAATCACTAGTTAAATTAAACGCTGTTGGTATTGTAAATGCAGTACGATCATTTGTAGCATCATAAGCTGCTAAAGAACTTGAAGCTACTGTAGTCATATTATCTAAATGAATCTTATAAAGAATATCATCTGTTGTATCAGTAGTACCTTTATCATCAGTAACTGTTATACTATCTGTATGTAGTTTTAAAGGTATCTTTTGTAATACATTTTTATTAGATGTATAGTTTATATACATAGCAGCATTACCACCACCTAAAGTAAGGACAGTAGTATCAGCAGCTGTAGATATAGTAAAACTATTTGAATCAGGAATTGTACTTACATAGAATGTAGTACTATCAGCAACGTTACTACCACCAGTAGTTAAAGCTGTACCTCCACCATTATGGAAAACAACTGTATCACCTACAGCTAGTCCATGATTAGTTAGAGTTAGATTATTACTACTTCTACCTACAATTTCATTAGTAAGAGTCCTTGAGTTTGCAGTTACTAAATACAAGTCATCATCTAATACTGCATGATGTACTATATTATTTTTAAATTCCCAGGTAAACCAAGCTTGTTGTACACGCTTATCAGATACATTGAAATATCTATATCCATATAAAGTAGTCTTATTTTTTTCACTAAAAAATGCAAGACCATTTTCTTTTGAATTAGATACAAGATCTAAATTTTTATCTAATACTTTACTTATAACTTTACTTTGTTCAATTATATCAGGTTCCCCTTCTCGTAATACTCTTGCCATTTCCATGAAACGGGTATGTTTACCTGCGTTATCAAGGAAACCTATAGTAGTACCTAATGAGAATGGGTTTGTTTTATAGTTGAAATTATAAGAAGAAATGAAATTAATCTTAGCTGTTAACGGACTTAGTATATCACTATCTGTTGTCAACATAAACTGCTGATTTTTAGTAAATAAAACTAAACCACTATTAACTTGAATACCATCATATACAATAGCAGGATACTCTGAACTACAAGATATATCAATATGATCGGATGCTCCAAATGCTATAGCAGATTTAGCCCAGAAATTATAGAAATCTCCTGGTCTAGACATGATAACATTTTCATCACTTAACATGACAAATCTATTCCTAAAGAATAGCATCTTATTAATTGTGTATCCTACAAAACTAGCTCTAGGGTTTGTACCATTAACACTTGTATCACCTGCTGTAGCTAGACTCCAATCTATATGATCAAGTACAAATGAACCATCAGCTTGTCTTACAAGTTGTACAGGTAATGTAGTTTTATTATATTCAATTTCTGTTCCAGGTTTAGGGCATTCTTCCCATACACCATCTCCATCAGAATCATTATTACCATAGAATTTAACATAGTAATCATCTTCTTCAGAATCACTATTAGCTATTTTAACTACATAACCATGTCTACATTGACTAGGTAGATCTGCTATATCTGGTATAGAATCAGTTAATACATTTAATAAATCTGAATTAGGTGTTGATATATTAAATGGACTATTAGTATCTCGTCTTATATAAAGACCGTTTCCTATTTGTTTTACTCCGTAACCAGCAAGACCATCTAAAACATTTTCAGTCCAATTATCCCATGTAGCATTAGCTGATATGATATCTGTACGGATATTTCCTAAAATACTTTCTGCTGTTATTACTGTTTTAGAATCAAATGGGGTAGTTGGAGGACGTATTAAACCTAAGTTAGCTTGTACTTTAGAAGTACTTATTTCAGCAACAGTGCATTTATAATATGCATCCATCATCCAGAAATAGAAATAATCCCATTGCTCCCATCCTTCACCACCATATAACAAATCATGTGTAACAGTGTATCTAGCTTGATATGTGGTTGATTGGTTCTCACCTGTACCAGTTGTAAAAGGTACTGATTGACCAGTTGTAGTTAATCTAAAGGTTAATTTTGTTCCTCTATTAACAGAGCTATTACCATTCTTAACATCAATAGTATATGAATGATCACCTGATAAAGCTTCTGTGTCTATAACAGTCATTCCATCGGCTATCTTAAATATACGAGTACCGACGTTTGGAGCATATGCATCATTACCATCTCCAGCTGAGTCATCACATCTAGTACTATTATTATGTCGATCACCTCTAGAATCCATTGCACCATTACCATCACAATAGTCATTACTAGATTTTATTAATTCTATTGTAAGGCGTGTAGCTGTTTTAACTTCTTGAAGAGTAGTATCATCAAATAAGTTTACAGCATATTGACTAGCATAAGCAATTTTTTTTAATCCAATAAATGCTTCTGGAGGACGTACTGTTTCTACAGTAGCAGCCATTTCAACAGTTTTAGTCCTATTAGTAATGTATGTAAAATCGTTTAATGTTAAATTCTGTAAGTCTTCATCAGATGTGTGGGTTAAATATGTAGCGAGACTAGCTTCTATAGAACTAACTGTATTTACATAATCCCATTTAGTAGTGTGATCTGCTATGCTAGTACTAGTACCGCTAGGTCCACCTGAGCCTGCAGAAGTACCAGTGTGAGAACATGTATAAACATTACTATTATTTTTTACTTTCTGTCCTACAGTATATGCGGTATTAGCAAGCCAAGGTTTTGCAGCTGTATGAACAGTTTGTGCAGATCCATCGCTGCACTTCCACATATTTACATCACCTGCTTGGGTAATTTGACCTATATATTGTTCAGCCTCATCTCTATAGTAATGAAACCATTTACCAATATGATCAGAGTTTAAAGCTGCAGTACCATTATCCATTAGAGAACCAACTAATTGGCTTCCAGGTCTTTTCATTAAACCTTCAGTTACATCAGGTAAAACATTCTTTGCAGTTTTTACCTGGCCTGGTACTTTTAATTCGTCAGGTTGTTGAGATAAACCACCTGTATAAGAAGGTATTGTTTGTGTTATACTTGCCATTATCTACTAAGTACAGAGAAAGGTGTATAAGGTCTATATCCAGATCCATGCGGAACACCAAAGAATGAATGGTCTCCTTTATCACAATCGTATTCAATACAAGAAGCTCTAGATTTAGCCTCGTCTTGTTGTAATAATTGTACTAGTTGTGGATTAGATACAAGCTGTGTAGCAGCTCTTACAGCAGCTCTGTAAGTAATGTACCTTTGAAAACAATTAGGTATATCAGTGAAATCATATAGACTCACTATATCTACATATATGTCAGCATCAAATTCATCAGTATGATTTACTAGGTCATATAACCTACCATACCTAGTTACAACATCAGTTACTTTAGAAACTAATCCTTCATGTATATCATATCTAAGAGTGTTAGCTGGTAATGTCATATACTTAGTAGTCGGATCAGGGCTGACCTTGACGTGTTCTTCAGTATTAAAATGCCAACCTTCATTCTGTACATCCTTATTTACTTCAGTAAGAATATTATAAATAAAAGATATTTCTGGGTTAGTACTTATTAATGAACCTGTTGTATTTTTTAATTGGGTGATAGGAGATTGACCGATGGC